CTTATGAAAAAGCAGGCGGTGGTTACAAAGGTGGTAAAGGAAAGAAACAAAAGTCATTAAGCAAATGGACAAAAGAAGAATGGGGAACCAAAAGTGGTAAGCCAAGTACACAGGGCAAGAAGGCTACGGGCGAAAGGTACTTACCAAAAAAAGCAAGGCAGGCACTCTCATCGTCAGAGTATGCGAAGACTACGGCAGCGAAAAGAAGAGGAACTGCAAAAGGAAAACAATTTGTTAAGCAGCCTAAAGCTATAGCTAAGAAGACAGCTAAATATCGTAAAGCAGCAAAAGGTGGTTTGATAGGTACACATAATAGATTATACTAACATAAACAAACAGGAGAAATAAAATGGTATTAGGATTAGGATTAATTGGACAGGCTGTTAAACAAATAGAAAAACGTAAAGATAAAAAGAAAAAAAACGCTTTTAACGCTGGTGTTCAAGCTGGTATGGAAAAAGCAGGCGGTGGTGCAGGCATGTCACAACTTAAAAAAGGTGGCATGGTTGGCAAGAAGAAAAAAGCCAAAGCTAAAAAAACTGGAGGCGCTCCGCACAATAGGTTATACTAATGGCAGTAAAGAAAAAAGATTCAAGGTTAGCACGTGCAGGTGTAAGCGGTTTTAACAAACCAAAGCGTACACCTAATCATCCAAAGAAGTCTCACATTGTTGTGGCTAAAGAAGGCGATAAGATTAAGACTATCCGCTTTGGAGAGAAGGGTGCAAGCACCGCAGGCAAACCAAAGGCAGGTGAGTCAGCACGTATGAAGGCAAAGCGTAAATCATTTAAAGCTCGTCATGCAAAGAACATTGCTAAAGGTAAAATGTCAGCAGCGTATTGGGCAGACAAGGTTAAGTGGTAATGGCTATAAGTAGAGCAGCGACCAGTCAGCAGGTGAGCAAACCTGGTACGAAAGGTAGGTGGTCTAATAATAATAAGTCTACTGGCACGGGACGTCCAAGGGGCGCAGGTCAGACGGCTCAAAGGCAGACTGGTCGCAACCAATCAGGACATAACAGATTATACTAAGGAGAACATAGATGGCAACGTCAGGTACATATAACTTCTCAATGGACATTGACGAAGTAATTGAAGAAGCCATGGAAATGATTGGCGGTGAAGCAACGCTTGGTAATGAGCCAAGGTCTGCTCGGCGTTCTATCAACTTGCTTCTCCAAGACTGGCAGAACCGTGGCATCCAGCTATGGACTGTCGGAACTACAACTGTTACTGTAACAACCAGTGTTACGTCTTATGTGCTAAGCGATGAGAACATTGACGTTCTCGAAGCGGTAGTAAATCGTAACGACACTGACGTACAATTAGAACGTATTAGCATGGAAGAATATCTGAAGGTTCCTCGTAAGGGGCAGACGGGTCGCCCTACTCAGTTTGCTGTACGCAGAGAGCGTGACCAGGCAAGAGTTTATCTGTGGCCGATTCCAGAGAATAGCACAGATGCAATTAAGTTTGAGACTGTAAAGTATTTCCAAGATGTGTCTAAGTCTTCACAGACTGCTGACATTTCTCGTAGGTTCTATCCTTGTCTTACAGCGGGTACTGCTTACTTCATGTCAATGAAACGCCCTGGTGTTGATGCTGGTCGTATTCAAATGATTAAAGGTGAGTATGAAGAAAGATTGTTAAGAGCGCAAGAGGAAGACAGGGAACGTGCAAGTATGTTTGTACTTCCAGGTCTTAGGTAAGATATGAGAGCAAAAAGAGTATTAGGTTTATGTGATACCTGTGGTTTTAGGTATGAGTTAAAAACTTTAAAAAAGAATAGCTATGGCATGATGGTTTGTCCAGAAGATTGGGAAGGAAGTTATGACTTAAAGAATCATCCACAGAATAGAAATGCAAGATTAAGAGAAAATAATTTTGTTAGGAACGCAAGACCTGACCCAAATATTGATAGAAATTTAAACTGGGAAGCTGTAGCTTCTAATTGGGAAGACGTCAACAAGGACTGGAATACTATATAATGACAAATTTAACAGGTAAACAAATTGCAAATACATATAAGAGTCTTCTCACAGTTCAAACTAGTGTTGAAAACTCAGGGCTAGATTTAAATCTTAGACCAATTCAATCTGGTGATGGTACTAATTCATCTATGAAGCTATCGGAAACAAACGCTGCCTTTACTGGTAACGTAAGTGTTAATGGTAACCTAACAGTTGAAGGTACTTTTGAGCCTAACACAATTAATACTACTGAAGTACAGGCCACTAGAATAGTAGCGACTAGTATTACAACAGACGCACTCACTGCCGATACACTTATTTTTCAAGATGTAAGTGTAAGCAGCCTACGAACAGGCAACTTATATGCTGTTAATATTAGTGCGGGTACGGTTAGTGCTACGAATATTAATGGTACTAATATTACAGTAAATGGTGATAATGTTGTAACATCTGCTGTTGTTGCCTCTGTTAATGCTATCTTTGCTGCTTCAATTGCTGCTAATGCTTCAGCCATTATTGTTAATGCCTCAGCCATTACAGTTCTTCAGACATCGGTAGCCGCTAACTCTTCAGCTATTGCTGTTAACTCAGCAGCTATTACTTCTATCAATAGCTTTATATCTGCTGGTGCTTTTGCTAGTGTAGGTACATCAGCTACGTTAGAAACTAGGATTGCAGCTGTAAGCAGCACGATGGCAACGAGCATTGGCAATAGTAATACAAACATCGCCGCTGTGTCTGCTCTAACAAAAACAAATAAAGATGCCATTACTTCGATTAACGGTATAATTGGAACAGGTGCTTTTGCAAGCGCAGGAACTTCTGCTACATTAGAGACTAGAATTAATACAGTATCATCTACAATGGCAACTAGTATTGGTAATAGCAATACTGCAATTACTGCCTTGTCAGCTACGATGGCAACTAGTATTGGTAATAGTAATACAAACATTGCCGCTGTATCTGTTCTAACAAAAACAAATAAAGATGCTATTACTTCCATTAACGGTATACTTGCAACAGGTGCTTTTGCAAGCGTAGGAACTTCTGCTACATTAGAGACTAGAATTAATACAGTATCAGCTACAATGGCAACTAGTATTGGTAATAGCAATACTGCAATTGCTACATTATCAGCTACGATGGCAACCAGTATCGGCAATAAAGTATCTAAGTCTGGTGACACAATGACTGGAGACTTGTCGTTTGGTGATAACATCAAGATTAATTTAGGTGCAGGCTCAGACCTCAACCTGTATCACGATGGCTCTGACAGCATAATCGAGGATACTGGCACGGGCGACCTTATTATTAAGGCTTCTCAAAGAATCTATATGAAGGGTGTTAATGACGAAACTCTCATTAGGTCTACAGAAGACTCTCAGATTTCGTTATACCATAATGGTTTTGAAAAACTGTCTACTTTAAGCGGCGGAATCTTAGTCTATGGTAACCTGGCTGCAGTTGGTGGTACGTTTACTGGCAACGTAAGTGCCACTGGCACAGTCACGGCTAATGGGCTTGTTGTTGGTGGTATAAATTATCCAACATCAGATGGTACGGCTAATCAAGTTATTAAAACAGACGGCGCTGGAACTCTTGCTTTTACTTCAATTTCTGGTGGTGCTGTAGACAGCGTAAACGGAGAGACTGGCATAGTCGTATTGGATGCGGCTGATGTAGGTGCGCTGGCACTTACTGGCGGCACGTTGACTGGCGATGTGTCATTCGGCGACAACGACAAAGCCATCTTTGGGGCTGGCTCTGATTTGCAGATTTATCATGATGGGTCTGATAGCTATATCAATGACAGTGGTGTAGGCGACTTAAAACTAGGCGGTAATCAACTACAGCTTAATAATGCCGCACAAACAGCAAATTATATTTATGCTGTTGATGGCGCACAGGTTGAATTAAAATACAATAACCTTCTTAAACTAACCACCACCGCCACAGGCATTGATGTCACTGGCACGGTCACGGCTGATTCAGGTAGTGTCACTGGCGAGTTTATCGCAACAAGTTACAACGAGACGTATGATGCGCTTTCAGGCACTACCCCAACTGTCGATTGCCACAATGGTAATATGTTCAGCCTGACAACGTCTGGCAACACCACATTCACGTTCAGCAATCCACCAGCATCAGGCACAGCCTTTGGGTTTACGCTCAAGCTGGTTGCGGGCGGAACGCACACAATCACATACCCAGCCTCTGTTGATTGGGCTGGCGGCTCTGCCCCTGATGCTCCTGCCTCTGGCGAGACTGATGTGCTTGTGTTTATTACGCACGATGGCGGCACAACTTGGTATGGCTTCCGTGCTGGAGACGCAATGGCATGAGTATAGCCAGAGAACTTCAAATGGCGGCGGCTGGCGCAGATACTGGTGGAGGTGGGTTCAGTCCTGCCGACATTGCCGACCTAAAACTATGGCTTGACGCTACTGATGGCTCTACCTTGTTTCAGGACACGGCCAAAACAACTAGTGCGTCATCAGATAACGACCCAGTAGGCTGCTGGGAAGACAAGTCTGGCAATGGGTTTGACTTTGACCAAAGCACATCTGCTAGACGCCCGACCTTGGACACAGGTACAATGAGCTTGAATAGTTTAAATCTTGTACCGACAGCCGATAGTGGCGGCGGTCAATGGCTTGAAAATTCTACCTGCACCGACACAATTACCTTGTTTCAGGTGTTGCAGTACAACAGTAATAGTGCTGGCGTGTCGTTTGGTATAGGCGCATCTTATAATGGGTATTTTACATTCAACGCCTCTCTCGGTACAAACTATGTGGCGGCTGCTTTAAGTGGATTTAGAACTGTAGGTGATAGTTATAGTCGTATAGCATCAGGAAATGACGCAATTATTAGTGGCGACCTAGTAAACTTTTTACGTGAAAACGGAACTCAGTACGCAGTTAATAGCGGATACAACTATACCAGCAATGCAAACAACATTGGCTCTTACATTGGTAGGCGTGGCTTGTCGATTGGCGACCACAAACCATTCGACGGAAATGTCGGAGAGGTTATCGCTTACGAGAGAAGATTATCAGCAACCGAAATTGGTCAGGTTGAATCTTATTTATCAGACAAATGGAGTATTACAATATGATTTATGTAAAAACAGTTAATGGTGAAGCAAGTGTTTTTCCTTACGACTTACGAAAATTAAAGGAGGAAAATCCAAACACATCTTTCCCGAAAGAGATAAGCGTGGAAATGCTAGAGGGCTATGGTGTTTTTCCAGTAGTAGAAAACAAGCCTGAGTGCGACCCGTATGTTCAGACATTATCTGCTGGAACTCCAACATTAAGTAATGGTCAATGGCAAGTTGATTACACTGCCACCAATATACCTGAAGCGGAAGCTGAAGAAGTTATTAGGAACGCACGATACGAGATGCTTTACGAAACGGATTGGCTTGCTTTGTCGGATGTAGTTATGTCGGCAGATATGGTTGTGTATCGTCAGGCGCTTCGTGATATACCACAACAGGAAGGGTTTCCCTTCTCGGTTGTATGGCCGACGAAGCCATAGTATAGTAATTTAAACCAACAATCGGAGAGTAAAAATGACACCAATATTATGGGGTATTAGCTTAAAATACCAAGCTTATGCCTTATAATTTAAACGGTTGACAAGTTATCTAAACGAGACTAGTATTGTTTAATTAAAGATTTTGTTGTATAATAAACCAAGCATAACACTGGATATAAGGATAATAATAATGGAAGAACCAGATAAACTTATGATGGATGCAGGAGCTTTAGGTATTACGGCTGGAGCTTTATTTGAGATACTGCCTAGCGTTACAGCGCTGGCTTCGCTTATTTGGGTGTGCATCAGAATTTATGAGACAGATACCGTACAAAAATTACTTGGTAAATAAAAGGATTAAAAATGGCATCAACATATACTACACGAATTGGTTTAGAAAAACAAGGAGATGGCGAGAACGCTAACACTTGGGGTCTTAAGTTAAACTCAAATGTTATTGACCTTGTAGACGAAGCCATTGCTGGTTACGAAACTATTGACCTTTCTTCAGGTGCAGTAACTTTAACTGATACTAATGGTGTTCCTAACCAAGCTAGAAACTTTGGATTAAAGTTTACTGGTGCTTTGACAGCAGACACAACAGTAACTATTCCTGCTAAAGAAAAAATTTATTATATCTTTAATGACACAACAGAAAACTACACTATTTATATTAAGCCAGCAGGCGGTACAGTAGTATCAGTAGTTGAGGCTGGTCGTAGCATGATTGCTGCTACTGATGGTTCTAACATTAACTTGCTTGAAAGTGTTGACCCTAATATTTATGCAACCAAAGTAGAGGTTCAAGCTGTATCGGCTACTATGGCAACAAGTATTAATAACAGTAACGTAGCTCGTGCATCTTTATCAGCTACGATAGCAACAAGCATTAATAATTCTAATGTAGCAATTGCTGCAAACACAAGTATTATTGCGGTTGTATCTTCAACAATGGCAACGAGCATCTCCAATACTAACTCACGTATTGCTGCAACTTCTCTTGCCTTAGCTACAAGTATTTCAAATAGTAACTCAGCTATTACAACAGTATCTGCAACTCTTGAAAGTAGAATTGCAACCGTAAGTGCAAACTTAGCAAATGGTTCTTTTGTTGTTGCGGCAGCCACAAGTGTTGTTTATCCGTTTCCTTCTGGAACTCGTTTAGTTTTTCAACAAACAACTGCTCCTGTTGGGTGGACAAAGGTAACAACAGATAATAACAAAGCACTTCGCCTTGTAAATGGAACTGTTGGCTCTGGTGGTACTCAGCCATTCACAACAGCATTTGCAAGTCAGGCTGTTAATGGTTCTGTGTCTGGTACAGTAGCTAATCACACTCTAACGCTTGCTGAAATTCCAAGTCACACTCACTTTGTAGCAAATAGTGATGCAAACTCAACCCCTGTCCTTTCTAATGAATCAGTTACATATGGTAGCGCTGGTGGGCTAGGAAATAGTGATTACGTTTTAGGGGGAACAACATCAACGCCTAACAGGGGTTTGTCTAGCCCCTCAGGTGGCGGCGGCGCACACAATCACGGATGGTCAGGAAGTTTTTCTGGTACTGCAATTGACATGACTGTTCAATATGTTGACGTAATTATTGCATCAAAGGATTAAAAATATGAAAATGGAAGTTGAAAATAATTGTCCAATAAACAAATTTGAACCCTGTAAAAAATTACAGTGTTCGTGGTTTATAGAGGTTCGTGGTACGCACCCGCAAACTGGAGAAGATATAGCTGAATGGGGTTGTTCAATGGCTATGCTTCCTATGCTTATGATTGAGAACGCTAGACAATCTTCTCAAACTGGGGCAGCGGTTGAAAGCTTTAGAAATGTTATGGTTGAACAACAAGAAAAAATATTACAGTTAGCACAAGCTGGAGAGGTTGAAACAAGACTTATTAGATAATGGCATCAACTGACACAAAACCTTTAACGCTTAACTTCTTACCTGGTTTTCACAGAGAGTCTACGCAGTACTCTGAAGAAGGCAAGTGGTATGATGGTAATCGTGTTCGCTTTCGTGAAGGTAAACCTGAAAATATAAGAGGCTATGAAAAGTTTTCTGATTCTATTGTTGATGGAATTCCAAGAGATATCTTAACATGGACAGATAATCAAACAAGACCTTATATTGGTATTGGTACTAACACACATTTGTATGCTTTTCAAAACCAAACGCAATATGATATTACTCCTATTGTCTGTGTTGTATCTGTATCTGGTAACTTTGAAACCTATACTAATAAAACACTTGTTAGAGTTAGTATAAATAATTTTATCACAAGCACAACAGATAGAGTTGAGTTTTCTGGCGTTGCTACTATTGGTGGCAATTTAAACATTAATGGCATCTCTACAGTTGTTAGCATTTCAGGTACTAATAGTTTTTATATTGATGCTGGCGTTACTGCCGCATCTGCTTCAGCTGACCAAGGTTCAGCAGGTAACATTAGTTTCTTTTTACAGAATGAAGAGTCTGATGCTATTCAAGGTTTAGGTTATGGTGCTGGTATTTATAATGCTGGCGTCTCTATATCAGGCGCAAGAGCTTGGAACGAAGAAGCAGCGGAAAGTGCCATTACATTCTTGCCATCAATGTGGCAGTTAGATACTTGGGGTGAAGACCTATTAGCTTTACGCAGAGGTGGTCAACTATATGTAGCAGACATTGACGCATCAATTGTTCCGACACGTTCTTATGTTATATCAGCTTCACCAACAGCTACAACTTTCTTAGTGTCTCCTAATGATAGACACGCTATTTGTTATGGTGCAAGAGAGTTTGCAACAACAGTAGGTACTGGAATTAACCCAATGCTTGTGCGTTGGTCAGACCAAGAAGACTACACCAACTGGACACCAAGTGCCATTACTACATCTGGTGAAGTTGTGCTTGCAGAAGGCTCTAGAATTGTAGGGGCTAATCGTTCACGCAATGCTATTAACATTTGGACAGACAGAGCTATGTATACTCAGTCTTTTGTTGGTCCTCCTTTTATCTTTAGCTTTACTCAAGTAGGTTCTAACTGTGGTTTGATTGGGCAACACGCACATGTGGATTTTGACGGCGTGTCTTATTGGATGGGTGATAATAACTTCTATGCCTTTGATGGTAGAGTTCAAGTATTGCCTTGTACTATTAGACGACATCTGTTTGATAACTTTAACATGACAAACAAAGAAAAAGTATTTGCTGCAATTAACTCAGAGTTTAAAGAAATCATTTGGCTATATCCATCTAGTACTAGCTCTGAGCCAGACTCATATGTTATATACAACGTAGAGGAGCGTACGTGGGTATACGGTAAATTATTTGAGAATGGTATAGTAACTCTATTTGCTGATAGGAATGTTTATGATAGTACAATTACAGTTGGCAAAACATCCCCAAGCAATTCTTATTTTGTATACAATAATGAGCCTGACGAAATCTATACAGGTGATGGACAACCTTTAACTTCGTATCTACAGTCAGCTGAGTTTGATTTAGACGAGGGTAAGAGCTTAATGTTTATAGATAGAATCATTCCTGATTATTATTTTGACGCTGGTGAAACAGTTAAGATGGAAGTAAACATTAAACAATATCCAAACTCTACTATGAAAACAAAAGGTCCGTTTACTATATCTCAAAATACAAAGAAGGTAGACCTAAGAGCAAGGGGCCGTCTTGCTGATGTAAAGGTTACAGCAACTAACTCTGGAGCTTGGAGGTGGGGTTCTGTTAAACTATCACTACAACCTGATGGAGACAGGTAATGGCTACATATCCAGGACTTCCTAAGTATTACAACATTACTACATTAAGTGAGTTAATGAATGTATTAAATACATATACTAATGAACTAACAAGAGAGCTTGACCTAAGAGACAGACAGCAAGATAACCTACCTTCTACAAAAGTATATACAGTAACTACAGTTACAGATATAGGTAGACCAGCAGCGGGAGATGTGGCTTATTCTACTAGTTCTGTTAAATTTAGGGGATACACAACAACAGCAACAGGGTGGGTAGATTTTAATTAAGGTCTGGTATATCCACGTAATATATAGTATAATAAAGAAAATTAAAAGGAACATACACTATGGCATATGGACAAAATATGAAAGCACCAATGGCAGGTATTACTGGCCTCGCTGCCCTTAAGGGTAGACAGGGAGATAATACTCTTGTCCATGTTAATCCTATGGAACTTAAAGCTTTGGACAACATGGCTCCTGGCGGTCTTACACGTAATCCATATACAGGCTTGCCTGAAGCATTTAAGCTTAAAGACATTCTTCCTACACTGGGAGCTATTGCTGGTACTATATTTCTTGGTCCTATAATGGGTCCTATGTTAGGCAGTGGTCTTGGTGCTGCAAGTGGTACAGCATTAGCAGGTGGTAATAAAGAAGAAATTTTAGGGTCTGGTCTTGTATCAGGCGCAACTGCTGGTTTAATGGGTGGGGCTTCCCCTACCGCAGCAGCAGAAGCAGCAGGGAAAGAAACTCTTAAAAAAGGCGTTGCAGAAGAAACGGCTGGTTCACTATTAAAAGATACTGCTGGTACTAGTTTTATTCCAAAAGGTGTTAAAAGTTTTGTAAGCGACCCACTTGGAACAACAGCAAATCTTTTACCAGAAAGTATATCTCCTTCAGGTGGTTACTTAGACCCAGCAAAATTAGCCGCCGCAACACAAGACACAACCCTTCAAAGTGCTGCGCAAGAAGCAGCAACACAAGCAGGTAGAAAAGCTTTTGTTAAACAAGGTTTAGCAGGCGCTGCAGGGGCAGCTATGGCTACTCCTGTTAATATGCCAGGAGAATCTGAGTATAAAGGACCAACACAAAGTGCTATTACAGAAATGCAAGCACGTCCAAATCAGCCGCAAGCAGTTGACGAGTTTATTAGGAAAGGTGGCGCAGTACCACAGTTCTTTGATTACAGAACAGTACAGCCCTACATTGCTGCTGAAGGTGGTCAGTTAGGTGATGCGCCTCGTGGTGAAATGTTTTCTGGTAAGGTAGAGGGTAGAGGTGATGGTATGTCAGATGAAGTAGCTTTTGATGTAGTAGGCGACCCTGAAGTAGATACTGCAATGTTAAGTCCAGATGAATATGTAATAGATGCACACACAGTAGCAGCACTTGGTAACGGGTCTTCCGATGCAGGTGCAGCTAGGTTAGACGAATTTAGAAAAGCTTTGAGAGAGAAGGTTTATGGCAGAAAAGAACAGCCAAATCAAATTAACCCACAACAGGAACTAAGTAAACTCTCTTAATGACTCAAGAATATCATCAGGTACATCCACAAGATGTACAAAATAACTTAGACTTATTTGCTATTTTAATAGATAAGGCGCTAACAAAAAATGACCATGCTGAATATAGTGTACGTGGTTGTTGTGAAAAAATAATAAACAATGAGTGGCAGTTGTTTGTAATATTAAAGGATGGGGAATTAGAATATATTATTGTTACTCTTGTAGCCCCACATGAATTATGTTGTGATTTGATTCCTGTTATTATTTCTAAAGTTAATAATAAGAAAGTAGATTTAAATTATATGCACAAGTGTTTAGAAGAAATTGCTGTTAAATTTAAATGTAATAGAATTGTAGGCGGCGGCAGAAAAGGATGGAAAAAAGTTTTTAATAAATTTGGTTATAAAGACCTTAACTTGGTGGTAAAAGAATTATGATTTTATTTGAAAAGAAAAATAAATACGGTAGCTTTGATGACTTAATGGGTGTATCTATTGAGACAGGGGACAAGTGGCTTGATAAAAAATTAAACTCTAATTTATGCTATAGCGCTCTTTTTGGTGGTGGCGGCAGCAGCCCAGCGCCGCAAGATGTTCCAAAAACATTACGTCCTTATGTAACGCAAATTCTTGATAGAGCCAAAGGTCTTTATGGAAGTTATACGCCTCAAGCACTTTATCAAGGCGAAAGAATTGTGGGCTTTACTCCAACAGAACAAGCAGCGCAAGCTGGTGTAGCTGGTATGGTTGAGCGTGGTATTTCTGGCGACCCCGCACTAACATCTGCTGGCACTTACTATCAACCAGCATTAGGTTTGTTAGGCGCAGGCGCACAACAACAACAAGCAGCTAGTGGATTGCTTGGCGCTATTGCTCCAACATTAGGCGCATCTGGCGCTCAGTTTGAAGGAGCAGCAAGAACTCTTGGTGGCGTGGCTCCAGCATTACAACAATATCAACAAAGAGTAGGTGGAGCAGAACAAACCTTAGCGGGTGTTAGCCCAGAACTACAAGCATATAGACAGAGATTAAGAGGTGCTGAAGCTATGCTTGGTGCAACTGCTCCTACATTGTCTCAGTACGAACAACAGCTACAACAAGCAGCGCAAACATACGGTGGCGCACAACAACAGTTAGGCAGAGCAGAAGAAGCAGCAAGAGCAGGTACTGGTTCTGTTGGTATTGGTGAGTTAGATACTGCTAGATATATGTCACCTTATCAGCAACAAGTAATTGATATTGAAAAGCGTCAAGCTAAGCAAGATGCTGTAGAGATTGCTCAAGCTATCGGCGCTAAAGCAGCAGGCATGGGAGCCTTTGGTGGTTCACGTCAAGCTATTCTTGAAGGCCAAGCTCTATCAGATTTAGGTACTCGTCTTTCAGACATTCAAACACGAGGCTCACAAGCAGCTTATGACCGTGCTTTGCAGACAGCTGCACAACAACAACAACTGCAATATGGCGAAGATGTAGCTGCTCTTGGTAGACAATCTACACTTGGTCAGGCTCTTGCTGGATTAGCAGGCGCACAGACGGGCATTGGTCAACAGCAGGCAGGTCTTGGCATCTCTGGTTATGGCGGCCTTGCAGGAGCAGGTCGTGAAACCGCAGCACAGCTTGCAGGATTGGGTGGTCAGTATGGTAACATTGGTCAACAAGTGGGAGCATTGGCTGGACAACAAGCCCAGCTTGGCGGTTTATATGGTGACATTGGACAACAACTTGGTTCATTAGCTGGGCAACAAGTAGGTGTGGGTCAAGCAGTAGGTCAACTTGCTGGTCAATATGGCGCAGGTGCTGGTGCTATGGGGCAACAAGCAGGAGGTCTTGCTAGTCTGTCCCAAGCCTTTGGTAATCTTGGTCAACAAGCTCTTGGGCAAGGATACAGAGAACAAGGTTATCTTGCTGGTGTCGGTGAACAAGAACGTGCCTTGCAGCAACAACGTGCAGACCTTGCATATCAACAGTTTGTTGAGCAACGTGATTATCCAGATGTTCAGCTTCAAAAGTTCTCATCTCTTGTTCAAGGTTTTCCTTTTAATTTTCAACAAACCCCACAACAACCAAGCGGCTTTCAACAGGCAGCTGGTGGTGCGCTTGCTTTGGGTAGTCTTGGTAAAAACCTTGGCTTCTTTAATAAAGGCGGTCAGGTTAACGGAGACAGAGAAGACGGTATTAGTGGTACTGTTTACAGACAGGCTGGCGGTCTTCCTGGTTCATCTGGAGGTATTGCTGGCTTACCTTTCGACTATGATATTGAAGAATTAAAAAAGTACTTAGCTGAAACACGCTTTGATAGGGCAGCCAAAGAAGAAGCTTTAGATGAACGTAAAAGGGCAGCGCAAGCTCAAGCCTTAGCTCAAGCTGCTCAAGGTGTTCTTGGTGCAGACCCAAGAGCAGGCGGCATTGCTTCTTTAATTTCAGGAGCAGTAAAAGCACAACCAGCTATGACTCAACTCGCAGAGATACGAGCGGAAAGAAAAGGCATTGGGGCTGAAGAACGTAAAGCTAATATTGCAGATTACTTAACTGTTAAACAGCTAGAAGACTTAGAAGCTAAAAGACAAAAGGCAATGGCTGAAGCAATTAAAGCAGCAGCGGTAGACCCTGAAAAAGGTACAGATGTAAAGTCGGTTTTTGATTTGATAACTAGGAAAACTGGATACACAGTTGATGATACGACAGGAACAGTTTTAATAAACGGTCGGGGTGTAACATCAAACGTGCAAGATGCAGTATATGATTTTACAAACAAGGCAATAAGAAAGGCAAACACGTTTAGACAGACACACCCGAGAGAGTGGATAGCTAAAACTTCCGAGTGGATAGCTGAAAATAAACCACAGTTTCCTGAAGAGCAGTAGTTATATAAAATGGCAATTGCACCACATACACAAGAAATGCAAAAATTAAAACGAGAGTTTGATACTCTTGTTAGTGCTGGCGCATTACCTGACGATGACACAGGTCTGGATTATTTTCTTAACGAACGTAATGTAGATAGTGAATTATTTAGACAAGCAAAAGAAGATGAGTCTAAAATTAAAAAACCTACAAAAGAAAAAACATTTACAGCAACTCCAGAAGGAAACATACAAAGCACTGAACCTTTTTTGCCTCAGTTAATTAAACAAGCGCCCGAAACAATTGTTTATGGTTTGGGTAAGGTTGCTGATATTGCTACAAACATTGGTGGTGATATACTTGAAACTTTTGCTGCATCTCAATCTCAAGTTGCTGCCTTAGAACAACTTCAGGGTCAGCTATATGCTGCAGAAAAAAATCAAAAAGATAAAGAGAGAGCCGATAAGTTAGTAGACAATGCTTTAGATTTGCGTAAACATACAGACGCAGGTGAAGACGTTAGGAATGTAACAGCACGTATTAGACAAGATATTCAAAAACAAATTATAAAAACAGACATAGGAAAAGATGTAATTAATACTATTGCTTTAATGGTAGACCCAGAACAAGAGGTTGTCTATGAGCAGGACGAAGAAGGAAACATTATTCGAGACGATAAAGGGAAACCTGTTACTTCTTACAATCCTTCTGGTGTTAATCAAGCTATAGATATGGCTATAGAAAATGCTCCTTTATTTGTTTTGGGAAGTAAGTATGCTAAAGCAGCACAAGGCAAAGGTATTTTGTCTAATGTTTGGGCGGCTACTAAATTAGCTTTTGTTGAGAACGCATTGGCTTCTCCTGAAAGAGAAACACTTGCTCCCGATGTTGGTCAATTAATTGGTTTGATGGCATCTGAATACGGTGTTCCGATTGAGCCAGGAGACGCTGGTGTCTTTGCTGCTTTGGCTTTAAACCCAGATGACCCCGCTTTAATTAGACGTGCCAAACAAATGGTAGATTCTTTAGCGATTGCAGGCGCTCTTACTGGTGTATTAAAAATTCCTGGTGTTGCTAATAGATTTAAAAACTTTACTGCTGACCAACTACAACAAGCTTATCAAACTCCAGAAGGAAAGCAACAAATTATTGCTGGGCTTACTGCAGCAGCAGCTACTTCATATGTGCCTTTAATGCGTGACAAGGAAGCTGTAGATAAAAATCTTTTAGATATTCCAGAAGACACTGAAGATAGTGTGTTTGTTCCTACCTATATTAAAGATATTAATAACAAACCAGCTGTGCAAGCAGGATTAATAGTAGATGTTGTATCTCCTGTTTTCGACGGTCTTAAAACACTCAATCAAAAACTAGGAAGAGCTTTAAATTCTAAGGCTGGTTTATCTCAACCAATATTTAAAAGATTTTTAAATATGAAGCAGGGTATGGGAGGGCTAGAAAATACTTTAAACAATGAAATAAATACACTTCAAAAACTTCAAGCAGATAACGATATACCTGATTCACTTGTTAATGCTTTTTTCACTGGTCAACTTTCTAAAGATGAGGCATTAACTTTAATGCCAAGAGAGCTTGTAGAAAATATAACACAGCTTAGAACTAACATTGATAATAATACAGATGAAATAGCAAGCCTTTTAAACCTTGACCCAAAAAGTAAACTTGGTATTACATTTCAAGAAGGTAAGGGCGCATACTTTACAACAACATATCAAGCTTATTCAAATCCTCAATGGAATAAAAACTTAACAAAAGCTTTAACAGGTAAGCGTGACCCTAAAACAGGCGACCTTCTTGTAGACCCTAATAAACCAAATAGTGTTAAGACTGCAAAAATTATTAATGAAGCTCGTAGTTGGTTAAAAAGTTTACCAGGAAATAAACAATTTGATGACTCTCAAATTGACGCCATGCTTGAGGATATTATCAATAAAGGAGACAAAGATAATATATTAGATTCTATTGTTGACATGATAGAAGGAAAGTTTGGCGTTGATGCTGCTAAAGTATTAAAAGAAAAAAAGAAACTAGACGAGCCATTAGTTCAACTGTTGGGTCGCATAGATAATCCTGCTCAAAAATATGCTGAGACAATTAGAAGCCAGCAAAATGTAATTTTAAAAGCTAGATACTTAAAAGAAATTTCTGACCTAGCAAATGCAACAACAGGGACAAGGCAAATTATAAGTGATTATAATATTCCTCCTAGTGTAGCGTCAAAGTTATTGAATGGTGTAAAGGTTGACAAGTTAAATCCAGAAGAGCTTGCGGATATTCCTCCAGAAGCTATTGAACTATTACGTCAACCTCCTAAGACTGTGCCTATTGATGGGTTTTTTCCTGGCCTTAAAAAACGAGGGGAGATTCTTCGTCAAGCAGAAGGGGGAGCTACAAATAATCTAGGACAACTAGAACAAAAACTTCTTGGAAATTTAGGAGCCGAAGGAAGCCCAATGGGTCTTGACCAGTTTGTTGTCTCAGATGAATTATTTAAAATGTTTGACACTGGCATTGACACTTTTGAAAACGCAGCGATTGCTAAAGTGCCGACATGGATAAGAAGACTATCTGGATATACACAGGCAACAGAAACTATTTACGACCCTAATGCTTATTTTACAAACCTGTATGGAATGTTTCAAGCGGTAGCTGGCAACGGTCATATTTTTAATCCTAAGCTTATGAAAAAAGCAGGAGAAGGTGGTTCTATGTTATTACAAAGAATCAAACAGAATGACCCTAAAGCTCTTAGAACTTTAAAGCGTTTACAAGAGAACGGGGTGCTTGACACAAGTCTTACTCAAAGAATAATAGAAGATAATCTTGATTTAGTAGATAAAGAGTTGGGAGGCTTAGCGGCATCTGAAGGATTCTTAGGTCTTTCTAATAAACTAACAAATTATACAAAAGATAAATTAAAAAAAGGAGTCAAGATACCAAGTAAACTATATGGTATTACAGATGATTGGGGTAAGATTACATCTTATATGATGGAGCTTGACAGCTACAGGTCAGCATTAAAACCTTTTGATGGAATTATTGATGACTTTAATGTGCCGCCTACTATTGCTAAAAAATTAAGAAACGGTATAGACTTAGATGAGAAAGACTTAAAAGAACTTTCCCCAGAAGTTATTGAAATGATTGACGTTGCTCAAGAAGAGATAGAAGACTACGCAATGGAGGTTGTAAGAAACACTATGCCTTCTTACACAAGTGCTTCTCCTATTGTGAGAAATATTTTTTCACGTATTCCTTTAGGGACATATGCTACCTTCCCAGCTGAAGTACTTAGAACACAGTTTAACTCTGCCTTAACAGGGTTTAGAGACCTTGCCAGAGGAACGGCAGAAGGAAATCCACAGTTAATGAGAACTGGCGCAAGAAGACTTGCAGGAATAACAGGTACTGCTGCCGCAATAGAATATGGAACTAGAGCTAACAATGATGCAGTAGGTCAAACAGAAACAAACGAAAGGGCTATTCGTTTACTTGGTCCTGATTTTTTTGCTAACTCTGAACAGTTTCATGCTACTCCTTTAATGGTAGATAAAGACGGAACTTGGATGGCTGATTATAATGTTATGGCTAGTTATGATGCCAACCAAAACATTAAAGGAAGTTTGCGTCCATTAATTGCACGTGCTTTAAACGGTGACACAGTAACTGAAAGAGAAATTGAAGACGCAACGATGAATGCTTTATTTAATACTTTTGGTTCTTTTGTTTCGACCAAACAATATGTAGACACAATTCGTAAAGTAGGTTTTAATACTGATAAGTATGGAAATGCTTTTTATGATGGTGTAAACTTTCAAGAAGATTTTACAAAGGCTGCATTCGAGCTTATGAGTTTAGCTAGTCCTGCAGCATGGGATGATGCCGTTGGCATTAGTGAAGCTTATGAGGCTGAAAAACTTGCAGAGCAAAAAGGAAAGACTATAGCAAGAAGCAGTAAAGGATACCCCGTAGATTTTATGGATGCTGTTTTAAGATTTGCTGGAGATAAAAGTGTTAAACAAGATATAACAAAATCTGTTGGCTCTTTCATCTATAGAGAAACTTCTGAGATAGATGAATTGTCAAAAAATCTTTTGACATATTTTAAAAATCTACCAAGTTCTATTAAAACCCAAGAAGACTTAAAAGAAATTCAAGAAAAAATTAATTTAAATCTTTCGGAAAGAAAAGAGAAACAAAATAGATTTTATGATGGCCTTCAAATAATTAAAAACATGTCAGGGGTTAAAGACGTTAAAGGAAAACCTACCGCTGTTACCTTTGGGGTGAACGGATTAGTAAGAGCGTTACAAACACCTGAACGTCTTAAGTATAACGTGCCAGTTAAATCTATTGAGGAGTTAGAAGCTAACATTCTTCCTGGCTTATTTCCTAATACAAAAGAAGGCCAAAGGATGTACGCAGGCTACAGAAACATGTTAATAAACGAAAAAGGGTTACCACCAGAGTTTATAGATACTGTTGTGAGAGGCTTGTTTTACCCTCAAACTTTAGAAAGAAAACGCAGAGGACAGTTTGATAGATTAAATGTAGAGCCTGTCTATCAAACAGATGAAGAGGGCAATACTCTTGTTGACCAAGAAGGAAATCCTATAGAAAAAGAATTAGGAATAACAGAACAGGTTTTAAAAAATGTATTTGGGTATGATGTAGATAGAAGATATTCTACTAAAAAAGTAGACTATAGAGGCAGGCCATTGCCAGAGGAAGAGCAATGAAGTATAATAGGGAAGAATTAATTGACCAGCTTATCGACCACGAAGGAATGGAGCTAGAAGTATATGAAGATAGTCTCGGCATTGCAACGATTGGTATTGGTCGTAACCTCGTGGACAGAGGCATTACTGAAGACGAAGCCCGTTTTCTATGCAACAACGATATTGATATTGTTGAGCGTGAGCTTGTGGCAGAGTTTCCTATTGTTGCTGAGCTTGATAGTATTCGCCAGCGTGTCCTTATTGATATGGCTTTTAATGTCGGTGTCCCTCGTCTTACAGGCTTTCGAAAAATGTGGGCAGCAATACACTGCGGAGATTACTCAGAAGCAGCAGTCGAAATGTTAGATAGTAAATGGGCAAGACAAGTAGGCAGACGTGCTGAACGGTTGTCATCAATGATGGAGTTAGGAGTAGAGTAATGGGTAAGTACGCTTCAATTACAAGAACAGGTAGAAACGAAGACTTTAACCTACACGTTAAGCGTGGCTTTGTAGAGGGTCACGAACACATACATAAGTTTGGATACAACCCTACAGTAAGCACGACTGAACGTCCTGTTTGGGATGGTGCTATTGAATATGTTTATCCAACATCAGCTGGCCCTTGTCTTGTTGCAAGTACTACGGCAGTAGATACAGGAAGTAAGATTACTGTTCAAGGGCTTGACCAAGACTACAACCAGATAACAAACATTGTAACTCTTAACGGCACTACAACTGTAGCAACTAGTGGTACTTTTTTACGTGTGTTCCGTGCCTTTATTAGTAATGACGTAAGTTGCGTAGGTGATGTAAACATTAATCTTGATGGTAACTTAAATGCTCGTATTGACCAAGCAGAAGGTCAAACACTTATGGCTATTTATACTATACCTGCTGGATATACAGGTTATCTGCAGCAAATGAACATGGCTACTGGAACTGAGCTTGCGAATAAATATATTACAGTAAGCTATAAACAACGTGAGCCAGGGGGTGTGTTTAGAACAAAAGCTAAGTACACTCTTGCTAATCAATTTGCAGAGGAGACTTATCCTTATCCACTAGAAATACCAGAAAAAACAGACGTTCAAATTAGAGCAAGGTCAAGCAGTGGTGAAGACGAAATGTCTGCTTTGTTTGATATACTGCTTATTAAAAACGAATACACCGTTTAGGAGAATACTATGTGGCAATCATTACTATCACCAATCAGCAGTCTTGCTGGCAAGTGGATGGAGGGGCGTCAGCGTAAGACAGAACTGAAAGGCAAGCTTGAAGAAGCAAAGCTAAAGGGACAAATCAAACGTGCTTCTAGCGATGCGGCATGGGAAACCAAAGCTATGGAGGCTTCTTCTGATTCTTGGAAGGACGAGCTTTGGACACTTTTTTTCGTTGGCTTGCTGTGTGCCTGCTTCTATCCTCCAGCACAACCATACATTGCAGACGGGTTTAGATTCCTAAGAGAGGATTGTCCTGAGTGGCTATCGTGGGGCATACTTGTAAGTATTGGTGCAAGCTTCGGTGTTAAATCAATCGGTGCGCTTAAGAAGTAAGCGCAGACTCCATCATCTCTTCAATCAAAGTAGTAAAGGTATAGTTAGGTTTCCAGCCAAGGACTTCACGTGCCTTGGTAGAATCACCAAGCAGCAAGTCAACTTCGGCTGGTCGGTAGAACTCAGGGTTGATATTGACTACCATGTTTTCATTCTCATCGTAGGCTTTCTCAAAGATGCCTTCACCTTCCCAGCGGATACGCATGTCTACCTTTCTAAAACAAATCTCTACTAGCTCACGTACTGAATGAAGCTCACCTGTAGCTAACACGTAGTCATCTCCGTGGTCATGCTGCACCATACGCCACATGCCTTCGACATAATCCTTAGCATGTCCCCAATCACGTTGGGCATCTAAGTTGCCAAGGCTAATATACTCCTGTTTACCACGTGCAATGTTAGCTACACCCTGTACAATCTTCTGTGTAACAAACTCTGAGCCACGCCAAGGTGACTCGTGATTAAATAAGATACCATTGGATGCGTGTATGCCATAGCTTTCACGATAGTTCTTTACTGTCCAGAATCCAAACTGCTTAGCTACCCCATAAGGAGAGCGTGGATAGAAGGGTGTAGTCTCTGATTGTGGTGTCTCAACAACCTTACCATAAAGCTCAGAGGTGGACGCTTGATAGAATCTGGTGTAATCCTCCATACCAAGAGAACGAATGCACTCCAGCAGCCTTAATACCCCCATACCGTCCACGTCAGCAGTGTATTCTGGTACGTCAAAAGACACTCTGACATGTGACTGTGCTGCTAGGTTGTATACTTCATCGAATAAGTGGGTATCAAACAGACGCATAAGGCTACCTGAATCAGACAAGTCACCATAGTGCAGTGTAAGATTAGGGTTCTTTATCAGGTGTGCTATACGAAAGGATGGTTCTGAAGACACACGACGACACAAGGCGTGTACTATGTAGCCCTTCTCAAGCAATAGCTCTGCTAGATAGCCGCCGTCCTGTCCTGTAATGCCTGTAATTAGAGCAGTCTTTTCTCTAAACTTATTCACTGGTGGCATCTTCATCATCTAGCTCCTTGAGTATATCGTAATCTTCTTCATCAGCATATTCTTCTTCTGGTTCTTCGTAGTCTTCATCGAAGTCTTCTGGGAATGTTTGCATGAGTAATTCATACATCTTTTCTTTGCCAATGATTTGCATTGATGCACAGATGCGACCCTCAAGTCCTTCAATGTTCTGTGGTGCATCGTCATCGGCACTATTGCCACGTATACGAGATAGAATCTCAAGGGCTTTAAGTGCCGTAGCACCATTGCCATTTGCTTTAGCTGCTTCATACTGCTTTTCAAGCTCTGTGATAACGTCTACATCTGTGTTGTACTCAGACTCAAGTTCTGCTAGGCGCTCTACAATCTGTGGTTCTTTTAGAAGCCTCCAGCCTTGGTTGTGTGCTGAGCGTTCAGAGTATCCTGCTGAGATGGCAGACTGCGTAGCGTTCTTACTAATAAGATACGACTGGCAGAATTTTTCCATACGTTTATTTAGAACGGGCATTCATATATTCCTTGAATGTTTGAGAGTTCTTGCTGTAGTGAGACATGTCCCACACACCACGAGCCAGGCTGTTCTCACCGTAAAACTTTAAGTTAAGTCCCAAGTCTTTTTTCTCTAGCATCTTCTCCAAGTCTTGAGCTAATGCAAGAAGCTCACCAGTAGTCCAGTAGTTTACATCGTCAATCTCAACGTGCATGTACTTAGGATTACCTGCTTCATCTTTAGAGTCTTTGTTTTTCTTTGCCACTTTCTCTGAGACAGAGCAATCAAAGCCAAACATGTGGATGTTCCTGTAGCCAAGAGTTTCAAGCAGCCCTAGCGTACGAGTAGCTGATGCCGTACCACCTGACACTAATGATGTGCCATTTGGAATAGGTAGGGACGGGTCGATAACAATTTTATCTTTAATGCTTTCGTCTCTGATGCCATCAGTAAAGGCGTGGAAGCCCATAACATTATCTGTCTTGTCCATAATGTAGTTGACAACAGATGTGTCAGTCATAGAAGCAATGATAAATAATGTACTTGGGTCAATCTCTTTAAACAACTCTGTTCGCACGATGCCATGTGTGCTTGTGCCTTTGATAGGACGTGGGTCAAGAATGACACAGGCATACGGCTTAATACCTTCAGCTAACAAGCGTGGGTATGCGTGTTTAACACACCAGATTTTACCACCTGTTTTCTTTTGAACTTTTCGAATCTCTTTGAAATCTAATGTACCACCCGACACTACAATCGCATGGTCGTTGGTTGGCTTATAGTTTTTAACCCAATCAAACTCACCAATCTTAGGTACATTGTGTCTAATGTTATCTTTGATATGTTCTTGTGGCATAGAATCTTTAGGCTTAACAATAATAGGCACACGTGATAGTTCTTTGGGAATATCTTTTACATCTGGTTTGGTTACAACAGCTAAGTGTACGTTACCACCTAATGCCATACCGTCTTGAGAAGGCAGTACCTTTTTGTTTCGGTCTTTAATCTCTTCAATAGTTTTGATAATGCCCTTGTGTTCCTCTGGCATTTCTTTGTCCTTCTCCACAGAGTAGAAGTCATCGAAGACAACAACGTCTACGTCACGTAAGAAGCCGTAGTCATTCTGTACTGTATCGTATGAATGCCCACCATCAATGAAAGCAAAGTCAACCTTATCAAAGCTAACCTGCTCCATTGTTTCGTTGGTGTTACCAGCATACAAGCTCCAGCTAAATGTTTTACCATTTTCTAACATCTTCTGTGAAAAGTCATCAAGTCTTTTGTTAACCAAGTCTTCTGAGTTGTGTGCCTTGATGTTAAGCTCAAGCTTGTCTGTCTCATCAGTCGCTTGCTCAAACAAATCAAAGCCCATGTAGTGTACTTCGTCTACGTTATCGTAAGCAGCAAGCGCCATTTCAATAGCACGTCCGCCGTTCCATGTCCCAGTCTCTGCAATAATAAATACTTCTTTATCTTCTGAGTAGTGACGTACAAGAGTAGCTAGTTGCTTGTATCTTTCTGGTCCAGTAACATCTTGTGATACACTGTTTGCCTTTTCTTTTACAGCAGCAACATCAAACTTTAAGTTGCCCTTGTTATGTACAAAGTATTCGTCCAACATGCACTGGTCAAAGACAGATAGACCACGTACACCTTCTGAAAGGTTACGAACTTTGGCTCCATGTGCTTCGTAGATTTTAAGTAGACGTGTAAAGATAAAGGCATCAGTCCACTCACGATAACCAAACACTTCATCTGTGTCATAAGCACCACGTAAATCAATCAGCAAAGATGCTGCATTGTGGTACGCCATATTGAATGCCATGAAGCCTGTCTCGCTATAGTCAATATCAATACGACCAAGGTGTACAATGTCTACCTCTGGAATCATAATCTTAGCAGCATCTTCTGCCTTAAACATTTTCTTTGTAACTGTGTCAGCATCAATCCATGCAAGCCATCCTTGGTCTTGGTTGTTTAGCATCTCAAGGGCTACGTCTGTCAGTGCATATACTTTATGGCAAAAGCGAAGCGCATCCATACGGTAATTGTATGGGGCTTCAGCGTAGTTACCATTCTTATCCTTGTTGCGTTCAATAAAGTTATTACGTGCATCAATACTTTCAATGTGTCGATACTCAATGACACCATCTAAATCATTTAAAGGAAGTTCGTCAAGGCTGTCATAGCCCTCAACGTAAGCGATAAGCTTGGTGTCACTTGGCTTCCAGTTCTTAGCTACAGACTCAAGCATCATACGTGCATAGACATCCTCGTGTTTCTTATGAAAGCTTGTTACAAAGGTGTATGTCATTACATGTTCTCCAGTATTAGTTGTGTTGTTATTTCTGCTTCGGCTTGTTCCCACTCTTCAACGTAGGCTTCTTCAACAGGGCGGCTGGCCTTCCACTTATCAAACCAAGGACCTCCTGTAGTAAAGTGTACGTTCTTAGCCTCGACTTGTGGGTCAGAGAAACCGTCTAGCCAGTTCCACTCAGGATGGATAGCACCAATCTCCTCGTCGTCTAGCCATCCAAAAGAATGGAGCCACCCACCAGTCCGAAGATTAACATCGTCTACTGTAAGCTTTAAGTTAGATGGGTGACTACAATTAAATAACATAAAGCTAGACCAGTTCTTTCTGTGGTATCTCGTCTGAGCTACACCGTCCATCTTAATAGAGGACTCTGGTTCATACTTATGTTGTACGCACTGTACTGCATACTCTTCGTTCTTTCCATAGACATCAAAGATACCTGCTATGTCTGCACGTACAAACATATCGGCATCCATAAACAAAGCTAAGCCATCGTACTGGTTTAGTGCGGGTACTAGGAAGCGTGTGAAGGTAAAGTCTGTACTGAATGGGCGTCCATCAAACACATCATAGCGTTGATTAGGTTCGTGTAGGAAGACACGAGAGGCTCTGCGATACAAACCATTGCGGCGTAGTGCAGGCTCCATAAGTGGGATGATGTCATACTCTTTATTGTACTTACGAATAGAATGTGCCAGAACCTCAAAGGCTCTATGGTCACGGTCATCGTATCCAATATAAATTACGGGTCTTTTCTTCATTACATCTCCAAATAAATAATGGTGGTGAGCTAGAGGGATTGAGAGAGAAAGGAGGTTTAGCCCACCACCATATATATTATAGTAAATAAATTACTAAATGTCAAGAAGTTTTTTAGAAGTAGATGACAGCCGTATTAGAAAAAGAAAGCAAAGCTCCGTGGCCTTGTAGTGTTATTCTAGTTTGTCCTTCTTTAAACGGAATTGGATTTGCAATTCTGTGTAAGAACAGACCACTACTTATGTATATATTTCCTACGGTGTACGGCTTGTATTGTTCTTGTCCTTCTTCGTCAACATAATCTAAACCTCCGATGTTATCAGGAAGAGATAAGGGAACTGTAAAACTAAAGGGGGACGAGAACGGTTCGGGCCATCTTACGTTTTGAAAGGCTAAATCAAAATGCCAGTCTGCTTGTGCGCCATTAGCTCTGTCATCAAACACATGGAAGCCCACCCGTCCTGCGTTAGGTAAGTCTACAACTGGCACATTAAACAACGAAGACAGTTTGTTTTTGGTTGCTGTTATCAAATCATAAAAGTTATTATCAATTACTGGGTTTGTTTCAGAATACTTTTCTACGTAATCATTAAGGAAATCTAAATAAGCAGATGCTCCCAGCGTTGAGAACTTATTTCCTCCCCTTTCATAGAAATAATTACTTAACGATAGAACTTTATCGGCCTCTTGTTTAGCAGCTTCTGGCGATAAGAGTTTTTCTTCTTCAATAATATTCATTTACTTGTGCCACATACCCTTCAGTCTTTGTTTAG